GCAGTCGTGTGTCCTTCGGGATAACTGAAAATTCCACTGACGCTCGGGCTCCACATTTGAAAGAAGCCGATCGGGATGTAGCCGCCATAGCTGTGAATCGCGACGCGATGCCCGAAGGGGAACTGGTTCATGTGGATCCAGCATTCGTCTTCATGCTGCAGGCGCGGCTCGCACCGAAACTTCGCCCAATCCACAAACGATCGGCACATCACGCGATCGCAGCCGTAGAGATGCGAGCGGTCGAGTCTGCCGCCTTCGATCAGCTTGCGAGTCAGCGGCGGCAACACAATATCCGCATCCATGTGCACGACCAGATCCGATTTCGCGAGCTTTTCAAGGCCCGCGTTGATCCCGGCTCCTTTGCAAAAGCGGCCCCAGCGCGATTCGAGCACATCGGTCTGCACACATTCGACGTGCCAGTACTCGCACACACGCCGCGTTTCCTTGTCCTCGGGCGCTGTCACGACGACGAGGCGATCGAACAGAATCCGGTTATCAGGCAAGGTGTGGGCCAGGATGTCGCCATAATTCACGCAGACAACCACGGCTTCGAGGCGAAAGGGAACAGTGGCTTTCGGCGGATCGGCGGGCGCATTCGAAACAGGAGGGTCGTACGATTCGGTCACTATTTCTATGTGCGAATCGCGGGCCGACCTTGCAGCGCGATTCCAAAAATACTTTCAACCGCAGCTCTTGAGGAATCTCCCCTGTTTCCAAACTTCCGCGTCGGCGCTACTGTTGTGGTGGTAATGCCTTCGCCGATTATCCAGTACTTCGAATACGATCATCTGCCAGAGAAGCTAAGGACGGTCAGTAAACCATTCGGCGATCTAGCGAAGCAGTTGGATCAGGGCCTTCCCGATTCGCCGGAGAAAGAGGCCGGCTTGCGAAAGCTACTGGAGGCGAAAGACTGCTTCGTACGTGCCTCGCTGCCTCCGCGTTAGGGAAGAATGGGGCGCGGGGCAAGAAAACGTAGTTGTCGTGCCCTGCCTATCGGCTTATCTTCAGGTCGACTGCACCGCCTCCAGCGCCTCGTCGAATTTGAAAGAGGCATTCGGCTCCGCCAGAGCGACGAGCCAGGCGGCAAAGACCAGCGCCTCATCGGGGCTGATCGGATGGTTGGGTGGGAAAAAGGCGATCCGGTCTCCATTACTGCGAACGGAAACGCAGAAGGTGTTGGTGGTGTCGATTTCGGTATCCACTGAATTGATACGTTATTCTACGCGGCGCGTTTGGACTTCGCCAGTTCCCGCTGGATATAAGCCTCGATTTCGGCTTTGGTGGTGCGCCACACCCGGCCGCCGGGCTTGAATCCGCGAATCTGGCCGGAGCGCAAGAGCTTCACGGCCGACCGGCTGTGGACCCCCAGCATCTTTCCCACCTGCTTCGAACACAAGAGCTCCATCGCCTAACAGAAAAAGTGCCCGGTTGCACGAAGAATACTCGGCGGGAAAGCTCCGACGCACGGAGATGGAGCTATAAACAATTCCTTTTCAGCTGTGATCGGGAAGGTATTTGGCGGCATTTAAGGGTAATCGAAGGCCTTTACTGACACTGAACAGGTAGAAATCTACCGGACTTCCGGCACAATGATTACGCCGGACTCAGCTTCCGGCGCGTCCGGAACCTTCCGGACTCCCTCCCACGGGCCCCATGCCCGACGTGTCCCCAACTTGACCAAACACATTTTGATCGACAATCCGGCTCCGGGTGGGGCCCGCTACACCTCTCGCCGTTGCGCCGAACGCTACGTGGCAAAGGGCCGGGCGCGCTTCGTCCGGCCCGACCGCATCCGGTTCATCGAAGCGGATCACCGCAACCAGAGCGCGTACCGGCTGTCGGTAGTCGGAACGGATTGGGGCTACGATGCACGCGGCCGTTTGCGACTCGAAGAAATCCGGCACATTCCCTGTTTGAAACCGGTGGAATTAATGACCATTCCGCGCAAAATGCGGGTTTCGTCGCCTAATCGCAACGGCAAAGTGAAAATCATCTTTCGCGCGGGTGAGCGGATGACGGAAGCGGCCTGACATGCTACCGCCCATCCTCGTCCACCACATTCTGCATGGGCTGATCGCGCTCGGAATTTTCTAGATGAACAAGAACCGATTTCTCTTACCGCTCGCCGCCATAGCGCTACTCCTCCCGTTCTTCGCGCTGAGCCAAACGCCGGCTGGGCCCGCGGCCGCGGCGCTCTACGCGGTCCCCGCACTGCCGGCCACCTGCGATGTCGGCGATCTGTATTTTCTAACCAGCGGCCAGGCTGGATCGAATTTGTACGGCTGCACCGCGCAGAAGACCCTCACGCTCGAGCTTGGTCCCCCGCCGGCGCCCATCGCGATCACGCCCGGCATGACGGCCCCCATGACCGAAGGCGCCACGCAGCGGTTCACCGCCAACATTCCCGTCACCTGGTCGCTGGCTCCCGGCTCCGTGGGCTCGATTGACCAGTGGACCGGGGTCTACACGGCGCCCGCGTCGATCACAGCCCGGAGCACCGTCAACGGCTGCCAGTCGAGGCCGAACGACGACGTCTTCAACACGCGCATTGACAACCTGCCGCTCAGTTCCAATTCCGCCGCCTGGATCACCGGACTCGGGAAGCAAGGCATTGACTATGAACCAGCCTGGGGCACTTCCGTTTTTGACGCAAACACGCCAACGGCAAACGTCAAATTCACCTACACCCCGCAGTACAACGGCCTGTTCCCGGTTCCTGTTTGGCCGCAGTTGCGCAAGGAAGGCGGCAATTTCGCGTTTGGTTATGGCGGAGCCGGAGGCGATCACCACTACACCGCGGTCAATCTGTCGAATTGCCAGTACGTGGATATTTACAACTATGTGGCTAATGGCACGGCCACCAGCGGCATCAAGTACTCGGGCCTCAGTTGGGCCTTGCCCAACGGCGGCACGGATGCAGCCGGCGTGGAGCTATCGCCCGTCACCTTGCACTTGGCAGAACTGGAATCGGGCCACATCAATCATGTGCTGCGCTTCTCGATCTCGAATAACTTCATCGTGGCGCAGCTTGTATGGCCCGCGACCGCCAACGCCTTTCCCTATTCGAAGACCATGCTGCCCTACGGTTCCCGGCTGCGTTTGCGGAAAGGCGTTCTCGACCCGACAAAGTTCAGCCCAATCGCGCAGACGCTGCTGAATCAGTTGATCCAGCAAGGCATCATTCTGGTCGATGGTGCGGGCTATATGTCGATCACGATTGACCAGGACGTTAAGGAAAACCCGGTCGCCTGGGCCGCGATTCGGGAAGCCAACACGGCCGTGAACAGTGTGGGGGGCATGAGCGCGTTCGAAGTGGTCGACGAATCCAGCCTCAAGCTCAGCGCCTCTTCGGGGGCGGTGAATCCGAGAAATGGATTTGTCGCGCCCGACACCTACGCGGAAGTGATCGCAACCGATCTGGTGCACCCAGCAAACACCGCCTCTTCGCGCATTCTCTTCCAAGGCGTGGGCATCGGCGTTCCCGACCCGGCCATTACGGTCGCGTCCGGAGCCACGGTGCAGCTCGACGCGTGGACGACAGGCACAACCGCAAATAGCGGAGTGGCCTGGCAAACGAACCCCAGCGTAGGCGCCATGACCGCGGCGGGCTCCTACACTGCTCCAACCGTCACAACGCCAACCCGCGTAATCTTGACCGCCGCCAGCGCCGAGAACCCGAGCGCCACGCAGCCGGTGGCGGTGACCATCCTGCCGCTCGCTTCCGATGGCTCGCTGCGTGTCTCGGACATCATGGGCAGCGCCTATAACCTCGCTTATCCCGGCAGCACCGTCAAGGATGCAAAGGGCATTACCTGGTGGACCGAGCCCGGCTTTTTTGCAGCCGCATCCTACAACTATTGCGATTGGGGCGGAAGCGGAGGCTTCTTGTCGGGCGGCTGGTGCTCCTTCGGCCAGGATGGAACGCACGATTTCCTCGTTCCGAACGGGAACTACAAAATCACCCTGAACTTCGGCGTGCAATCCAGCATGGTGACGCGACCCGCTTCCTGGAATATCGGCGCACAGGGACAGTGGACTAATCTCGGATACAACGTCATCGCCGCGTCGAATAACGCGAAGCAGCTCGCCACGGTGTCTCTTCCGGCGCAGGTAATCGACAATCATCTTTCGTTTACCATCTCCAACACGACCCCCGGCAACGACAGCAGCCTGGGCGTACTCTTGAGCGGCTTTTCCCTCGCGCCCGACTCGTCCGCGCCGCATCTGGCGCTTTCCGACTCCGCCGGCAACACCACCGCCTCGAGCGTCCCGGTGAACACTACCATGCAGTTCAACGCGGTCGGTTGGTACATGAGCAATGCCGTTACATGGAGCCTTGCTCCCGCCATCGGAAGCATTTCGGCGAGCGGCCTGTATACGGCGCCCACCACGCCGCAGACCGCAACCGTCACGCTGACAGCGACGAGCACAAGCAATCCGACCCAAACTGCCAGCATGATCATCAATCTGGTTGAAGGCAAGCTCGCCATCACCGGCGGAGCTGCCAGCGTGGTTCGCTCGCTCACAACGCAATTCGGATCTAAGCTGAACGGCGGCGCGTATTCGAACGTCACCTGGTCGGCCAGCCTCGGAACCATCAGCCCAACCGGGCTCTACACCGCACCGGACCCGCTGGCCGCAAACACCACGGCCACCATCACAGCCACCAGCAATGACGATCCAACGCTAACGGCTACGGCCACGGTCAACCTGCTCGCAAACATCAATCCGATCCGCATCAACAGCGGCGACTGGTATACAAATATCACCGACGCCAGCGGAAACGTGTGGCTCACGGACCGCAATGCAGACGTGGGCACGACCTACGACGCCAATCCGTTTATTGTGGTGACGGGTACTGACCTATACGGCACAGCGCTCTCCAGTACTTCGCTGCTAGGTCCGATCTACAACAGCAGCCGCTACTCGCTCTACACGCCAGCGAATCAGTTCAGCTACAGATTCTCAGTTCCCAACGGGACATACGCAGTCAGCCTGTTATTCGGGAATTACTCTGCAACGGCTCACAACTGCCTCTTCAACGTAGCGGCGAATGGGACACAAGTGGTCTCGAATTACGATCCCGATGCGAATGGATTCCATATGGGGAGCAGCCAAACATTTACCGTGGCGGTCACGGACCAATCACTCGTGCTCACGTTTACGGGGGTCAGCGGCAAGATCGCCTCAGTGGACGGCATCCAGATCGTGGCCCAGTAAAAACATGCTCGTGAAAGCCACCCGTGAGGGCCTGGTCGGGGATGAAACGGCATCCGGCTGGATCATTGATGCCGAACGCTTTTTCGTGGCTCTGCCGTCGCGGCGCGCGCTGCATCGCATGGTGAACGTGACGAACCCGGCGAACGGCAAGAGCTGCCAGGCCGAAGTGCTGGATGTGGGGCCGTGGAACGAACACGACGATGCCTACGTCTTCGATGGCCAGCGCCCGCAAGCGGAGCTGGGTGTTAGCGTCTCGGGGCATGGGACCAACGGCGCTGGGATCGATTTAGGAGAGGCTGTCTGGAACGCGCTTGGGATGGCCGGCAATACCGAAGTCGAGTGGGAATTCGCAGCGTGATTTCGCTTTTCAAATCTCTACTGGGCAAGCCAGCCAAACCGGTTCAACAGCCAACGCTCCTACCGGTTCCGAAACTTTCAATTTCAGACAAGGACCTATCTATGAAACTATCAAGTATTTTCGCCACCATCCTGCAGGACGCAACCGACGTTTCTGCTTTGTTCGTCCATAATCCGCGGTCGCAGGCGATCGAAGCCGTCGTGATTGCTTCCGCCGAAGTAATCGCGCAGCTCGTCACCGATGTGAAAGCAGAGTTCGGCGCGTTGAAGGCTGCGCCGGCAACGAAGTAGGCCGATCTAAAAGCCCGGCGGGTCGAATGGAAATTTTGTTGACAGCGATCGCAGTGTCCCTCGATCCTGAGGAAGACCGGCGACATATCGCCGGATCTTCACGAGATGGGAGAACGATCGATGGCCACACCGAAAAAAGGGACCGCAGGGTCCAAAGCGAAGAAACCGGTGCGCCCCGCAAAAGCGGGCGACAAGAAAAAGTAAACTTCCGGTTCAGTAGTACGGTAGCTTCTCGAGGGCGGTCCCCGAAACGGGAACGCCCTTTTTTTTGGAGAGCCGGACGAAGAGGATTCGCTCTCGATCCCCGCGCTGGCCTGGCTGTGCTGATTCCCACCTGAAAAACCAATGCCACGACTTACCAAAGCCCAGCTCTTCGAGATCGAGCAACGCAAGCAGATCGTCGATGAATTCGGGGCGCTCGATCAAGAATTAGCGGCCGTCAAAGCGAAGCTGCGCAGGCGGGAGGAACTCGCCAAAGCGATCCGCTCCTGGCACGCGGACGCCGATGCGGAAAGCACCCACACCAGCTCGGGCGACGAATACGAAGTCATCCTCGGCGCGCGTGAAATGGAAACGCACCTGGCGCCTATGCCCGAGATTTTCCAGGCGCTCGGCAAAGAGAAATTCCTCGAAGCCTGCTCGATGACAGTGAAGGGATTGCAGGCCGCGGCGGAGGCCTCCGTTGTCCTGCGCCTCACCCGCAAGGAACAGACCGGTTCGCGGAGTTTAGTCGTGCGCGCAGTTGAAAAAGCCAAAGCAGCGTAATTCGATAACTCGATATCGCAGTCAAGAAACGGAACCTACGGTTCCTTTTCTTAACAATCTTTTCCTCCCTTCCGGACACACTAAATAGCAATGGATCAGATCATTTCGCTGGTACGGCAGTTTATCGACCTCTTTCGCGTCTGGATTATTGTGTGTCCGTGGGAGCAGGCGGTACGCGTCCGTTTTGGGAAACGAGTCAGGGTTCTCGGTCCGGGAATTCACCTTCGCCTGCCGCTGTTAGATCACATATTTCTGCAGAGCACGCGAATGCGGATCTGCTGTACGGATCGTCAAACCGTAACAGCACTGGATGGCAAGACCTTCTCCATAACCGCCGCAGTCGGGTATTCGATCTCGGATGTGCACGCCCTTTACAACACGCTGCATCACGCCGAAGACACGATTCGGCAATTGGTTCGCGCGAAGACGGCGGAGGTCATCTCCCGGAGCAACTCGACAGACCTAACCATTGAACGGGTGACCCGCGAAGTCTCGGCTTCGATTGACCTGGGACAGTACGGCATCACTGGCTCAGAACTCTACGTGAATGAGTTTGCGCTGTCAAAGACCTACCGGCTCATTGGCGACTATGCCGCCAGTTACCAGCAAGGGACCGCGCTTTCGACCGAAGCGCAAAATACCACGCCTAAGCACTAAGGCAGGTTGTTTTAGGGAAAAGTGAGGTGCGGAGAGAAAAACCGTCAGGTTGTTCTTTCTGCCTAACAGCAAATTCGTGAGACGCCCCCGAATCTTCAAAATCGGCTCCGAGTGGGCGATTGAATTCGTGCTCGAAAACCGGAAAACGATCTGGCGCACCGACAAACACGAAGACGCTCTGGAATTCGCGCTGAATCTGTGGACCTTGAGAGCGCGCGGATTGCGCCGGGTGTAACGAACATGCACGTTTCTCCACTCTCGGGCTTCCGTTTGACCAGCGGGCTGCTGCTCACCATCCTCGGCGTGCTGCTCTCGCTCTGGGGGCAGTGGACCACCACGCAAGCCGATGTCCGGGAATTGAAGAAGAATACGGTCCAGCGTGTCGAAATCGAAGATCAGTACCGCGAGCTGAAGGGCCAGCTCGATTCGATTGACCGCCGGCTGGCAAATATCGAAGCCGCGCAGATGGATCGGAAGTGAACTGATGCGTCTCTGGCTGCATGGCTGTGTCGCGGCTGCGATTGGAGGAGCATCGAGCGCCTTGAGCGCAGCGTTTGCATTACCGGATGCCGTGAACTTCTCGCACGCCGGCTTGCTCGCGATGGGAAAGATTTCGATGGCCGGAGCGGTGCTCGCCGTGGCCGCGTATCTGAAGCAATCGCCATTGCCGCCTCGATGAAGGTCGCGTGCAGCTGCCCCAGGTCCACCGGCCGGCCACGCAACGCCCCGAGGAGCGAGGAAATTCCGCCCAGCGCGGCTACGACGCCGTTTGGAAACGATTTCGCAAATGGTTTCTATCGCAGCCGGAACATGCCGTCTGTGAAGACTGCGAACACGCACCCTCGACCGAAGTGCATCACGTGAAAAAAGTGCGCGATTATCCCGAGCTGCGCTTGGTAGAGAGCAATTGCAAAGGCCTCTGCCATGAATGCCACTCGGCAAGAACCGCACGAGGCGAATAACAAATTTCCTGATGAAAGAACTGATCCCGAACAAGAAGGAGCGCCGGATTCTTGCCGCTGAGCAAGCCGGAAAGCTCGCGTGGAGATCCCTCGCCGCTCACCTGAAATTCAAAGCTCTGCGCAAACAAGCTACAACCGGCCATCATCTCTGCGCCTGCGGAAAACGGATCTCGGCCAATAAGCCCGGTTGCGCTGCTTGTCTTCAGCAAGCGGATCCGCGCCAGGTTCTTGCCGCGTAAACCACGGAATGAGATGAGAGGCCGCAAGCCGAAACCGACCGCCCAGCAGATCAAGGAAGGCGATCCCCGTAAGAAGGGCGTTCGCAAGCTGGCGCAAAAGTTGGAAGCGGAGCCGAAAGCGGCTCGCGGTTTACCCATCTGCCCGCGGCATCTCAGAGGCCGGGCCAGAGCCGCCTGGAATTTCTGGCGTTTGGAATTAGCGGACATGCGGTTAGACCACCGGCCGGACGCCATGATGCTCGAAGGCGCGTGCATCGGATACCAGCGGGCCGTCGAAGCGGATTTGACCCTGGCCAAAGAAGGTCTCATCTGCGTGCAGCAAACCCTCGATCCGCAGACGCAAATGCCGATTGAGAAGCTCAAGGCGCATCCCGCCGTCTCGATCAGCAAGAGTTCGTGGAATCAGGTCCGAGCCTTTTGCAGTGAATTCGGCTTATCTCCCGTCAGTCGTACACGCCTGGCGCTCGATAAAGAGGAGCACGAGACAGAAGACCTGATGACGCTCCTGACGCAGCCGCGAAACAAGCCGAAGCAGGTCGTGCAGTAACTCGATGTGCCTTTCAGTCAAGCACACGCCGACATGGCGTGCAACTTCTTCGAATGCGTGCTCAAGCACACCATCGACGAGTACTACGGGAAGCCGTTTCTGCTCTGTCCCTGGGAAGAGGAAGCGGTCTGCCACATCTTCGGAAATCTGGATGACGACGGAAATCGCGTCATCGAAATGGCGTATTTAGAAGTGCCCAAAAAAGCCGGAAAAACCGAATTCGCCGCGGGGCTGCTCCTGCTGGTGATGGTGACGACACGCACGCCCGGCTGCCAAGTATACGGCGCCGCGGCCGCGACCCGCCAGGCGATGAACGTCTACCGCGCCGCCTGCAAGATGGTTGAGCAAGCGCCCATCCTGCAAAAGCAGTTACGGATACTCCGGGGCACCAATCGCATCCTCAAGCGCAACGATCCGGATTCGTTCTACGCCGCGATCGCGGCGGACGGGGACATGGGAGACGGCGTAAACCCCTCCTGCGTCATCGCCGACGAAGTGCATCGCTGGAAAACGCGCAAGCAGCTTGAGAACTGGGACGTACTGGCCAACGGCGGTATCACCCGCCGGCAGACGCTCACGATCGCCATTACCACCGCCGGCGTGCAGAACGAATCGCCGCTCGCCTGGCGGCTGCACGAAAAAGCCCGCAAGCTGCAGGACGGCATTGTTTCCGACCCGAAGTTCTACGGCCGCATTTACGGCGCCGCGAAGGAAGACGATCCGGCCGATCCGAAAACCTGGATCAAAGCCAATCCTTCTTTGAAAGAGAACGGCGGCTTCCTGGACATCGAAAAGGTCCGGCAGAAGTACGTTTCGTTCGTGGCGGAAGGGGACCTGACCTCCTTCAAACGCTATTACCTGAACATCTGGGACCAGAAAGAAAACCGCGCCATCGACATGACGCAGTGGGACGCTTGCCCGCGCGATTGGGATGCGCGCGGTCTGCTTCCCCTTCAGCCAGAGGATCGGAAGCGGGTGTTCAACAACCCAGACGACGTGACGGTCCTTCCGCCGCGGCCGCTGCATCGCGATTTGCTCGCGCGATTCATGGATCGCCGCTGTTGGGTGGGCATCGACCTGTCGATGACTACCGATCTTACGGCAGTCACATTCGTATTTGATCGCGAGAACCAGGAATACGATCTGCTGCCGTTTTTCTGGACGCCGCAGCATGACATAAAAAAGCGCGAGATACGCGACAGCGTTCCCTACCGGGAGTGGGCTGAGCAGGGGTTTCTTGAGATTTGCGAGGGCGACGTAATTGACTATCGGGACGTGGGCGAACGCCTGGCGTGGGGCGCAAGCATGTTCGACCTGCAGGAAATGTGTTTCGACCGCTACAACAGCCGGCAGCTAAGCACCAAGCTGACCGAGCACGGCTATCCGTGCAAAGAGATACCGCAACAGTTTAGCTCGCTGTCCGAGCCTTCCAAAAAACTGCTGACATTAATCGCTTCGCAAAAATTGCATCACGGAGGGCACCCGGTATTGCGCTGGAATGCCGGGTGCGTCTCAAGCAATGAAAAGAACGACTGCTTGATGTTTGAGAAGCCGGAGCGCGCAAAATCCTCCAGCCGGATCGATGGAATTTCCGCCACAGTCAATGGTCTGGCGCGCGCCATTCTGTCTGAGGACAACACGATTTCTTACACCGGCCTTCGGAGCGTGGGTTAGATGCTGCCTGCTTTGCGCGCGGCCGTCAAAGAGTTTTTCAGCGGATTCGGTTCGACTTTGGAACCGCTATCTCTCGACACGAAATCGTTCGATTTCGGAATCGGGATCGGGCTCGATTGGTACAACCGCAACGGCTATCCGGCCATTTATTCCGCGCTCGCCGGCGGCATGCCGGCCTGGTCGGGCGAAAACGTCTCGCTCCACACCGCGCTGAATCATTCGGTGGTCTGGGCCTGCAATCGGATCATTTCGGAATCGACGGCGTTTTTGCCGCTCGTGATGTTACAGCGCAAAGGCGATACCAAGCGCGTGGCCGACGAGCAGCCGATGTATCGCTGCATGCACGACGCCTTCTCCGATGAAATGACGGCCATGGGCGGGCGGGAAACCATGACCAGCCATTGCGTGCTCGAAGGCAATGCCTACGCGCACATCATTCGCCGGAGCGGCACCGGGACGGCGTTAGAGCTGCATCCCCTGGTTCCTTCGCAGGTCACTCCCGATCGCGAGAAAGAAGCCAAAAAGCGACTGGTCTACGTCGTCAAGGAGGGGACGAGCAACGGCGGCAACAGCGAGAAAACCTACACCGTCGAAAAAGGCAAGCCGCAGGACATCCTGCACATGCGCGGGCTCGGCTTCGACGGGCTCAAAGGCTATTCGGTCATCTCCATGGCCCGGCAGTCCATCGGAACCGCCATTGCCACAGAAAGAAATCTCGGACGGTTTTTTGCCAACGGCGGACGGCTGCCGTACAACCTCAAGCTCAACCAGAAGTTCAAAAACGATGCCGATGCCGATAAGTTTCGCGCAGATTGGCAAAAGCTGTATAGCAACCCGCACCTGACTCCGATCCTGGAGCCGTACGTAGATTATCAGCAAACCGGCATTAGCGCGAAAGACTCGCAGTTACTCGAAACGCGACTTTTCAACATCCACGAAATCTGCCGCTGGTTCTTAGTAAGCCCGCACTTAGTCGGCGATCTCTCACGAGCCACCTTCTCGAACATCGAGCAGCTGGCCCTCGAATTCGTCAAGATGACGCTCTCGACGTGGATCGTCCGCTGGGAACAGGAATTGTGGCGCTGCGTGTTGACGGATGAGGAAAAAGACAAAGGCTTCTACTTCAAGCACAACTTGAACTCTTTGCTGCGCGGCGATTTCCTGAGCCGCATGCAGGGCTATTCGGTGATGCTGCAGAACGGCATCTCGAATATCGACGAAGTACGCGACCTCGAAGACTGGAACCCGGCCCCGAATGGCGCGGGCGAAGGATTCCACATCCAGCTCAATCAGCAGACCCTGGGCCCGAACGGCGCGACGCTTCCAGCGACAGACGCCGGGCTCGTTCGGCTGGGCACGAACTAACTCCGCAAAAGGAACATTTTCGATGAAACAGCAACTCCGTATGGAGATCAAGTCGATCTCCGAAGACGGGTCGTTTTCGGGCCGTCTCTCTACCTATAACAACGTGGATCAGGGCGGCGATCTGGTCGAGCCGGGAGCCTTCACCAAAACCATCCAGGAACACGGCAATCAGATTCCGATGCTTTGGCAGCACAAATCGGATGAGCCCATCGGCACATTGACCCTCACCGACACGCCGTCTTCTCTGAATGTCGAAGGTCAGTTGCTGATGGAGCTGCCAGAGGCGCGAAAAGCCTACCTGCTGATCAAGGCGCGGATCGTGAAAGGTCTTTCGATCGGCTTCAAGACAGTGAAGGACGCAATGGACGGCACGGTGCGGCGCCTGAAAGAGATCCGCCTCTTCGAAGGAAGCGTCGTGACATTTCCGATGGATCTGAATGCGCTGATCACGAACGTGAAATCGCGCCGGGAACGCAAAGACGATTTCTCGACCGAGTTCGCCGAACAGCAACTGCAGGACGCGGCCTATCAGATGTTTATCGCGTTGCGGTGCGCACTATGCTCGATCCCCTGGGCCTCCGGCATGTCGCGCGATGAAAAG